TGAAGTATATATCAATAGAAATGAGTGCTCCGGTAAGACCAGGTATGGGTTTGACGGCGATGTTGCCAACGATGGGCGATTCGGCAACTCCCCGCCCAACAATGAATTTGCGTCTCTCCAAATTCAATATGAATATGATTCCCGATGACGGTGTTGTGCTTTTTATTGGTCGTCGTGGTACCGGTAAGTCTTGGCTCATTAAAGATTTGATGTGGTATAAACAAAAGTTTCCCATCGGCACAGTGTTTTCGGGTACTGAAGGCGCCAACGCTTTCTACGGTTCTATGGTGCCAAGTCTCTTTATTCACGACGAGGTTGTACCACAGACAGTTAGCAATGTACTCAAGCGTCAGGAACAGATTACGAAGCAGATTCGTAAAGAGACCGAGATTCGTGGGTCCTCCCAACTTGACCGTAAAGCGTTCATTATTATGGACGATTGTTTGTACGATAACAAGTGGGTAAACGACAAATGGATTCGTTCATTGTTTATGAACGGCAGACATTACGGCCTCCTTTACATCTTGGCCATTCAGTACGTTATGGGTATTCCGCCAGTCCTACGAGGACAGGTGGATTACGTATTTATTTTACGAGAAAATCAGGTGAGCGCACGTCGTCGCATTTACGAACAGTTCGCCGGTATCTTTCCTACGTTTGAACTTTTCTGCCAGATTATGGACCAATGTACCGAGGATTACGAATGTTTAGTCATTCACAACGGCGCCCATACAAATAAGATTGAGGACTGTGTATTCTGGTACAAGGCACAACCACATCCTGATTTTAAGATTGGATCACGAGACCACTGGGTGCGTTCGGCTGAATATGAGCGACAGAAGGAACTCGCCGAACAGGCGGGTGATACTGGTAATCCTATGTTGACGACGGGGGGTGCGGTGAAGGGGCCTCTGCTTCAGGTGAATAAGTATTAGTCGCAGCACGATTTTCTCGTTCGTATTGTTGCCAGCGGCGAAAAAACTCTAAATCACGTTGGGTCCATCGTCGCCCTGTTGAGCGAGGATTGAACGGATTTTTCCAGAGGTAGCCGGTATGTTCGGCATCTGGATGTAAGCGGGCCAATTCACGTAGCGCATCGTTAATCTCACGCCTGAGCATTATACACTCCTAAAATAAAAAGAGTTTAGATACAAATACCTCAACACCGTACTCAGCGAATGTAATCAACACCACCGTTCGCTTCAGTGTTCATTGTAATACCGGCACGACCGGTGCTACCGAAGCCGCCTTCACCGCGTAGAGTCGCCCCACCAGGGATTTCATTGACGATTTGAATGCCGCCGAATGGAAGCAGGTCGGGTCCGGCGATTTGAAAGTAGCGGTCGCAAAACGAGATATGGAAATCTTTGCCGGTGGAATAGACCATGGCGAGAAGAGGACCACGGTAGCCAGCATCAATCAAACCGACAGAGTTGGCGAGACGAAGCGGCGTCTTGGAGATTGAGGAGCGAGGGAGCATCCAGTATGCACGAAACTGACCCAGCACAGTGTCGTAGACCGCAGCACGGCAGTTTTGGGCAACTTTGACAGCGGTACCTTCGCTCGCACTTCCGCCAGCGGCGGTGGAACTCATACCAGGTACATTGGCATCCACTGAGAAGAGGTCAAAACCGGCATCCCGTTCCCCAATAGGTTTCGCCATATACGCATCCGCCTGTTTAGCATACATTTCAGCAGTGGCCGGGTCTTCAGGAACTAGGTAGAGCACTAGCATAGTGTTATACCTTGTTAGAAAGTCAGGCGACCCCCAATCATTTTTTTCAATTAACGGAATTTTGATACACAATAACCGGCATCACAACGGTAATTATCGGGACAGAGACCATCGGGATGCTCTGTGCTACAGAAGGATTGGAATCCTTCGTATTGACGAGTCCATCTCCACACCGCCTTGTGAGTAAAATGATATATAAGTGCGAAGAGTAAACCGTGGACGAGTGCGATGACAATTGTATTTGATGATTTTGAAGGGAGGGTAAGAACTACTCCTGGTGTGAGAACAACAAAGAGTAATGCTGTAAAAGCAGTCATTAAATAACTGAACATTCTATCTATTAAAGAGTGAGGGTATTTTCGGTTGGAGCAGCGGAGGCAGCACTGGTGGCAAGAGCAGCGGCAGTTGCGTCTACCGACTTCATTACGGACGCAGTGACAGCTGCGGCGGCCGCTTCGGCCTGTTCACGCTTGCGCTTCATAAATGGATCTTCATCGCCGAACATATCTTTGGCTGGCTTAGATTCATCGGTGACACTTGCGCCAATGACGGGCTTCTTGGTCTTCGCTTCGCCCATACGGAGAATCTTATGTTCCTGGTACAATTCATCACGCTTCTGTTCGTTTTCCTTGTACTTCTTCATGAGGGTATTGAGCTGTTCATCGGCGTATTCCTGGTCGGCAATTTCGCTTGGTTCTGGGTCCCAAGGGAGCCAGAAACCGACCTGGCCGACGTAGACGTTGAACGAGGGGTCAATCTTCTGTAATGTCTTACAGCGATGAACCGCTTCGTTGTATGTATCGTAGACACCACGAACCTTGACACCCTGAACGGTTGTACGGAAGTCGTTCTTGGCGAAGAATTCGTCATCTAAACGCTTGCGGTTCTTGAAAAGGAAAGTTTCAAAATCTTCCTTGACGGTTCCTTCACGGAAGTCGGCAACCTTAGATTTTACGTAAGTGCTCATATCTTCGGCAACATCACGTGTAATCTCACGACGAACATCTTTGATGGTTTGTAAGGCGCCACTGAGGTCGGCTAAAACCTGGAGCGCACCACTGAGGTCAGTTGCCTTATCCTTCTTGAGAATTGCGTTTTCAACTACATCCTGAACTTTGGAGGCCGCTTCCTGTACCTTCTGTACTTGGGACATAACAAATCCTTCGGTAGACTTGATTTTGTACTGCATTTCGTAATCCTTGAGAAACTCGGTAAAAAAGAAGAGGTCCTTGTTTTTGAGCACTTTCTGCGGACTGATGAAACTGAGGGCGACATAGTGTTGTCCCGGAATCTCCTTGTCTGCTTCTAAATAAACTTCCTTCTTCTCTACTTCAGTGTTATCCGTCATAGTTCTAGAGCATTGAATGAAATATATCTTTAAACTTTAACGCAAGCCCGTCGGCACTTTTTTTCCTTGCCCGGAGTATAAGAACAATGGACGGATTCAACGGCACTGAACTCTTAACCCGTGCGGTCAAATATTTCCTTGAAGGTCTTGCCGTCGCTGTTGCGATGGTCATCATCCCACGCAAGGTTCCTCAGTTGGAAGAAATCGCCGTTATTGCTACAACAGCTGCGGTCGTTTTCGCCATCTTGGATCTCCTCTCACCCTCTGTCGGTTTAACATCCCGCCAGGGTGCTGGTCTCGCCCTCGGCTCCCAGTTAGCTGGTGGTTTCCGTATGGCTTAAATCCATTAAATAACTTTTCAATTACTCATTTTTAAAATGATTTGTTGAAAAATCTAAACCTGCCAGTTTATTCAAGCATCTCCATTTCATCATCACTATCAACTTCATCAACTTCGTCATCATCGGTAATCTCCGGCTTTCGTGATACGGCCATCTTTGCCTCTATTTTCTTCCATTCACGAGTGATTCCACCCTTCGTTTTTGTATCTAAAGCGATTCGTCCCACATCGTCTTTGTATGTCATTTCAACTATCGTTTCTAGCATATCATCACGAGTAGCACCGATGTCAGTTAATCGGCGAACGATTTCTGCTGGCGTCTTTCCCTTTACAAATAGCATAGAACGCAAAGAATCCATCGTATCAAGCATATCTTCACCGTTACCCCGTAAAATGCCACGAGACCGCATCTCTTTAAGCCATCTGCGATGTTTGAGGCGTTTAGATTGCTTACCTAGCCAGGATGGAAAGATTTGAAATGGCGCAGTACCGGCAGTTGTAGATGCGGCCGATACGACAGCATTAACTGCGTGGGGCATGAGGGACCAAGTTTGCGAGCCACGAATGCGAGAATCTAGAATGTCGTAATCGCCGATAAATCCACCCGCAGTAGCACAACGGTTCATCAGCACTGAATCGTTTGGACGCGAACCACGAGGTTTTCCTACGGCGGCTACATATCCTTCGGCCACCATCAGGGGAATCATACCGTAATCAAGAAATACGAGTTGCTCTTTCAATTCAAGAGAATCGCCGCCTCCAATGAGTCTACCGGTGGCGGAGAAGGCGTCTACACGCTGTAATGCGTCTTTGCCTCCTCCAACCAGCGACGCCGAGGAGAACTGGAGAGCGTTGATAACTGAACGAATATCATTACCGTTTCGTTCGCACAATTCTTCCAGGTCCGCCACCGAATACGATAGTTTTTCCGCTTTGACCACCCGTTCGTGAATCGCCTTAGCGATTACAGTTTTCGTAGGACGCTGAAAACGGATGTCTAGACAACAGGAGACGAGTGGTCGCAAACGGGGAGTTCCACGCTCGTTGGCGATACAAATAATGGGAAAGGAACACTCTTTGAGGACGCGAGCGAGTTCACCGATGCCACCTCGGTCTCCGGTACTCATACCGTCCACTTCGTCCATAACGATGACTCGGCGACGACCTACGAAGCCGCTGCGTTTCGCCTCGTCAAAGTAGCGACGAACCGCCGAAGCGGAACGTTCATCCGAGGCGTTGAATTCAACCAAATCGTAGCCACAGCCTTTTACTATAAGTCCAACGGCGGTGGTTTTACCGATACCAGGCGGACCGGTGACGAGCGCACCACGAACCGCCCCTGCTTTATCGGCCCAGCCGGTGAGCCACGCAGATAAATCTTTAATTGGTGTCGCCGCACCAATCATATCACGAAGTCGCTTAGGAGCGTAGCGGGTGACCCACAGTTCGCTAGAACGAGAAGCCCCGCTAAAAACCGCCGCGACGGTGACAATAGGAATTCCAAGTCGCCCTGCTTCGGCGACTTTCCATCGGCCGGCCGCAGCCTCGCCCACAATCAACCGACTAATGTTAGAAGCCCAGGGTACAATAGTTACACCTGAACTGGAAAGGAAGGAAGAAAGCCGACCTAAGTCGGCGCCAACACCGCATAACGAAACAGTGGACATTTTCAATGTACGAATCTATTTGTAGCACTGAAAAGGTTCAATTTTTTCAAACATTTAGGAGGGAGGGGATGCGTGCGCCCAAGGGTGAGCGTCATCCGCTTCAGGCCAGCCACGTGCTGTCATTTCACCGGGGTAGCCACGTGCTCGTAATTGCGCTTCTTGATTATTGAAAAGTGGCAACTCTTCACGACCAAAGTAGTACATAGCACGACCGGTTGCGTCAGGATTATCTGGCTCAGGCTTCATGGGTGTAGGGAAACCTGACGCCCAGCGCCAGGGCGCAGCGGTTTCGTTAATCATTAAGGTTGTATGAAACATCTTCTTCTTGCTCGTAAAGCAGGTGAAATCAATACAAGGAGGTACGTAGATGCTGCCTAATCCGCTGAAGTAACCAGCAGGAATGTCTTTTAATACAATTGAAAAACTACCATCGGGAGATTCAATAACACCAGTATTAGGTGTATTTGAGTAGGCAATCTCTTTGGATGGGTAAGGCTGTCCTGAGCCGGCGAAACCGATGCCACGAGTTACGGGGGCGGCGGCGATATAAATAATTTTTTGTGGTACGGGACCAAGACCTGTTACTTGACCACGTACAGTTACACTTCCGTCTACAGGATTTCGTGTTACGACTCCCTGTACACCGCTGCCGGATACAGAATGTTCCATTCTATAAAGCGTTTCTAATTAAGCACGAGGTGCGGAATAAGGGTGCGATTTCGCAGATGCGCCGTACTGTGCTACGGCGCCACCAATAGACCACTGGGTTTCAGGATCATCTACAGCACACTGTGATGGTAAGCGAGGAGGATGTCTAGG